TTACAAAACTGATAAGGACGTAGGATAATCTCTGAGCAAGGGTTAGTTCCATAGTGTATATCTGGATCTCTTCTTCCATACTTGGCTGCTTGGGCTTGAGCTGCGGCCACATTGTATATGCCTCGTTCTCCTGACTTTGAATCATATAGAGATTTCCATTCTGCAATAAATTGCTCCATGTCTGGCTTGCGTGAGTACGCAACAGAGTTATTAGACAAGGCACGTTGTGTATTGGCTTCCCACCAGTTGCCTGACTTAGCCTGTGCCATCTCGATATCGTTAATGTTAGAAAGGGAAATCATTGCTGATCGGCGAACTCCGCCTACAACAACTACTTCACCAATCTTGCACATGATATCGTGGCATTCAATTGGTTTAAGGTTTCTTCCTGTAGCGCTCTTAAACTTTGCAATTGTAAAATCAAATAGATTAATAAGTGGTTGTGGTCCTGATGAACGTCCGCCCATTGTTTTAAGTCTTGCGCCTGCGGGACGCACCTTAGAAACATCGATTGCTGGAATTTGTCCTGACCAAAGTAGTGCAAGCAACTCACGGTATGCTTTTGCCCAACCTTGTTTTGAATCTTCTACTGTAATTACCGTAGTTGACTTCTCCAATAATTCTGGGACGGCAGGAAGCTTATTAATGTACTTATACTCAACAGAGAATCCTACACCTGTACCGCACATAAGGATATACATTGTCTCATCAAATGAACGTGCAGAATCAACTGGAAGAAATGCACAATTGTATCCTGCAACATTATCTCTTTCTAGTGCTACTCCTGAAGTCATCACGGAGCGCATAGACGGCATGACATTTCTTTGAAATACACCGTCTTTTAATTCCGCTACAAGCTTTTCATTTGGAATATAATTATAATTCTCTTTTAGATGGTTTAGCATAAAACTAAAATATCTATCTACTGTCTCACCCCATGTCTCACGGCGATTATCTTCTGATATCCATCTTGCATATCTGGATAACGCAATGAAATTTTCGTATGGGTTTGCAATAGTCTTAGACATTTTATAATACCTGTTTCTCCGCCTAGCGGTTAATTTAAATTTAGTGTGAAGATCCTATTCTACCAAAGAACAGTTAAAAGGGGAAGCCCTAATTAAATTTTTCTATTAAATGTTCAAAAGCTTTCTTGGTCAACTGATCCCAATTATAATCTTCATGTATTTTAGTTGACTGAGCAAAATAGTAACCAGAGTAAGCATTATAATTAATAGTTACTTCACGCATTAATTCTTCTAAATGTTTTGCATCTGGTTTAAACATTTTTCCAATGTATCCATCACCCACAGATTTAGGTAAAGTCTCATCTGTAAGTTTAGATTTTAATTTAAGTGGTCCCATGTAGTCCACATAGTGAGACCAATCATATGTTGATATAACTGGCATACCTGTTGCTAAACCTTGAAGCGGGATGAACCCAAAACCTTCTCCCCATGTAGGATATAACAAAACATGATGACTGTGATATAAAGAAACAAGATCTGCTTCTTCTAATTCATCTGTGATTAAAGTTATATTAGTATACGCAATCTCTGGACTCATAAATTGATTATTTTTATCATAAACTCTAATAGTATTAAACTTATGAGCTTTAATAGTTAAGTGATAATCTGGGTTCCCGCCAAATAATTTAATAAAAGTATCTACTGCTAGTTGTCCATCTTTTCTTGGAGATGGTTCTCCAATATGTAAAAATTTAAGTGGTTGTCCTTCTCTAAGAACTCTACGTCTTGGTTTCCAAATATCTTCTATGCCATGCGGATAAACATATATTGGTTTTGTAATTCCATTATTTTTAAATACTTGTGCACACCAATCAGATGTTGCCCATACTTCATCACATGCATTAAATCTTTCAATCCAATCTGGTCTCATTGATGTTGACTCCCAGGGAGTATATCCAATTTGATATTGATTCCTATGTAACTTAAAATGATGTGGCTGAGTAAAGTTTAATTGAACATTAGATTTAGGATTAGCAAAAGATACAGCATGTCCTAGATTATTTAATGATTTAACAATATTTTTTCCTGCATAGCCAAAGCCAACAGCAGGATTTAAGCCTGCTTGAATAGTATAATAAGATATATTCATGTTTTCTTTCTAGTTGACTGGCTTGACAGGCTTATCCTATCAATGTTATGATTGTAGTTCGTTATCTCTAGAGGAGGAAATGCCAATGGAGAAAATAAAACAACAGGTAAGCGATTTGGCTCACAATGTGGTTACAATAGTAATGATAACATTATTCTTGTTTCCTGTACAGCCAGCAAATGCCTTAAACGTACAACCTTTAGTGAAAACTGAAGCCCAACTAAAGCAAGAAGTTTTAGATAGTTTTAGTAAAGAAATTTACAAGCCATCTGAGATGCTTACAGACGAAGAGTTGCTAATACTTCTTAAGACTGTAGGATTCGAAGGGTCAGGCCTTAAGAAAGCTTGGTCCATAGCAAAGCGTGAATCTAATGGAAGACCGCTTGCATATAACGGGGATAAGAAAACTGGAGATAGTTCCTATGGAATATTCCAGATAAACATGATCGGAGATCTCGGTCCTATAAGACTAGAGAAGTTCGACCTAAAGAGTAACAGAGAGTTATTCGACCCAGTAACTAACGCAGAGATAACGTACTACATGACTGATGGCGGCTCAGATTGGTCAAGCTGGAAGGGTATGACCCCGAAAGCTAAGGAATGGCTTTTGCAATTCCCAACTGATGCAAAGAAGTAGGAAGTAATGCAGATACAATACGTATCTAAGTACATAGCCTTATCAGAAGAGGGCCTTGTTCCTAGACTTGAATGTCCAATGGATCAAGGTCCTCTTTTGCCTAACCAGGACAGTGAGGATCGGGTATTTATATATTGCCTATCTTGCGAATATAAAAAAGTGCTTGGATCAAAAGATTACGAAGATATAGTAAAGGCGGTGGAAAATGCTGGATGAATGTAAGAACGGGCAATGTTCCTGCGAGCAGGAAGAAAACTTCTTTCATGTTAAAGTGATTCCGCAAAATAGTGCAAAAATAAGTGCGCCTCAAGAAGAGAACCTTTTTAATTATGAATTTGAATCAAATTCCCTATCTGATAAAGACTCTATGGGGCGTGAAGTATTTTGGGATGATATGGGAAGGCCATAATGGAAGATAAAGAATCTAAATCAATAGAAGATAACCTACCTATGGTGAACTATATAATGCTTCATCGTATTTATGATATGCTGACAATTATGGCAAATAATGTAGATGCTGAAAAGACAGCTAAGATGATTGAATATCATGAACAAGGATTTCTTCTTGGACCCGCCCCTTCATTTACACCCCCTGAAGAAACTGTCGACTAGAATGCTTGACATATAAAATATTCCATATTACAATTAAGATGTGTAGGTGATGGCAGCAATGTCTCCCTATATAATGTGTAGCAATACACTAGAAAAGCCCAATCGGATCCGCCTCTGATTGGGATTTTTTCTTTTTTGGTGTATAATTGACGTATGCCAAATACAATTTACGGCTCAGGTTCACTTTTAGGATCGGGCTCTGCAAGAACTGAACTAACATACACAATAGGACAAACTGGCCCTGGTGGCGGAGTAGTGTTTTATGATGCTGGATCTAATTTATCTTGGGGTAGATATATAGAAGTTGCTCCTCTTGGATGGTCAACCCTTGCTGGTTCCCCTGATCCATATATAGTTTGGTCTGGCAACACAACACAGTTTTTTGGAGGAAACTACGATACGCTTGGTACAGGAAAAACTAATTTTGATTTAGCAATAGCACAAGATTCAACTCCAAACCGAGCAATAACAATTACTAAAGATTATAGAGGCGGCGGAAAAGATGATTGGTTTATAGGGAATATGACAGAATATGCAAGACTAAGACAAAACCGTAACTCTCTTCCATTTGGTACTTATTTGGCTTCTGGAAGTCCATTTTGGTATACTGCTGCACAAGGTGCAATTAACAGTCTTTATACTTCATTTGAAGCAGAAACTAGCGTCCAGGGATCACTTGCACCACGTTTAATGCGTAGTCATAATGGCGATGGTGGTAGTAATGGGTATGTTTATAAAAGCAATACACAATCATCGGTTCGTCCCATGAGATATTTTGTCGGTTAAAGGAGAGAATAAAAATGCAAGGATTTTACAAAAATGATGACGGACTTTTACTTTGGTCTGCAGATAAAGTTATTGGTGATAACTTTGAATTATGGATAGACCAAAAGGATACATATTCTTATCCCATAGAAGGATGGATTTGGGCGGACTCAGAATTAATTGCTAGACAATCTTTAGAATGTTATAAAGAACAGTCATTCCCATCCTGGACATTAAACCTAGAAACTGCATCATATGAAGCCCCTACTCCATATCCATTAGGTGATAAAGTATATATTTGGTCTGAAGAAGACTTATCTTGGCAAGAACTTGTAACTGATTAGTACTCCCCAGTCGGATCCGCCTCTGATTGGGATTTTTTCTTTTTAGGTGTATAATTAGATATAGATTTATATATTTCAGGAGGAAACATGATACGTAGCAAATCCCTAACAATGTCGGCAACAGCTCAGGAAGTAACAATTGCAGACGCTATTGATACAGCAAATACCATTTCGATTCAAAATACGCATGCTAGCTTAAATGCATATATTGGAACTGACGCAGTAACAACTTCTTCATATGGAGTAAGATTAAAAGCTGGCGAAGCAGTTGGCTTTGATTTAAGTTCAAGTGACCGTTTATACGCGGTTGGAGACGTAGGCGCAACTTTAGCAATTTTAATTATTGAGGCTTAATTTAAATGCCAAAAATAAGATACAATGCTTCTTCAATAAAAAGCAAGTTTAGTGGTGGAATTTTTAATAAAAAAATAATTGCGGTTCCGCTAGGGACAACAATTACAACTCCATTCTCAGGAACCTGGTCTGGTCAAAATGTAGGTGCTCATTTCCAAATGAATTATATGTCTGCTCCATCATGGGCATCATTAATTACTGGAACATCTGCCTCACCACAAACAGTAACAGTTTCTGGTGTAACTGGAACTAACGCATCTGCTGCAAATGGTACACAACAAATGTACTTTATAAGCGGAAGTTATTGGTTCAAGAATAAGAACTTTACTGGAACAAACTACTCATCTTTATCTGGATGGCTTCCAAATGCAGTATTGACAATACCAACACAGTAGTTTATTCAATTGGTGATACTGGCCCTGGCGGACTCTGATTGGGATTTTTTCTTTTTTTGGTGTATAATGGATGTATGCCAAATACAATTAGCGGATTAGGATCATTTTTAGGTGTAGGATCTCTTTCTGCTCCCGATAGAGTCTATTCTCTTGGAGAAACAGGTCCTGCTGGTGGAATTATATTTTATGATGCTGGCTCAACTTTATCTTGGGGTAGATATATGGAGATAGCGCCAAATAATTGGCAGGGTTCAGGTAATGAGCAGGCACCTTGGAAAGCCACGAATCCACAATACTCAGGATCAACTGGAACAACAAGTACTGCTATTGGAACTGGTTATACAAATACAGTTACAAATTATTTATGGAATAATAATTCAACTGTAGAAAATGCTCATAAATTATGTCGTAATTATACTGGCGGAGGCAAAACTGATTGGTTCCTGCCTTCTTTAGATGAACTTACACAGGTATATACAAGAAGAGCTTTAATCCCAGGAATACGAACAAGTTCTGGATACTCTTATACAGGTTATTGGAGTTCAACTGAATGGAACGATAATTATGCACTAAATAGAAGGTTTGATGATGGCTATTCCCCTAACCAAGAATTAAAAACTAGAGACTGGATTTACTTTAGGCCAGTTAGATATGT